AGGAAGGAAACCAGCTGTATTGGTTGCTGTAGGTGTGTATGTATTAATATCCTCCTGATCAGAGAATCTTATAAACATATCATCTTGTGTAGATGTATCACCAATCGTTGTCTCTGTTCCAAAAAATACTAAGTGACGATCCGGAGTAGATACTAACATGTGTCTTGATGCAGTGGGTGCGCCAGATATAATTGTAGCTCTTGTATCTGTTGCATTTGACAAACTTGAATCCCATTGAAAACATGCACCATCATGAATTAAACAAATAGCTTTATCTCCAAAATTATCTAATGACCACATCCCTGGTTCAAGGACTAAGTCTCCTGATGCTGCTTCACCCCATGCAACATAGTCTGATGAATTAGTTACTGTTGCACCATCAGAGTGTGCAGACCTTGTAGAGTTTCTAACTGCTCTTGTGATACCAGTTAAATTATTTCCAGAAATACCAGTGTAAGAAATTTCTTCATTGCCAACTTGAATAAAGTTTGTTCCCGAGTCAGGAAAGTTAGTTGTACTTGTTAATGTAATAGAAGTCCCTGATCCACCAGTCCCTGCTGTATTGTCACCCAAAGCTCCATTTAAAGTTGTTGTAATTGCAGACGTGTCTTCTCCACCCCAGGATCCTAGTCCCCAACCAAATCCTTTTGCTTGTACTGCTGGACCAACAGTATAATATTTTTGTATTCTTATTCCACCTGATGTTGTAGCACCAGATCCACTTTCGTTAGAAGGCATTGTAATAGTTGCTGTTAAGTTGGTAGGTGTAGTTGCAACCATAAATTTTTTATCATCAAAATCAGATGCACTAAAATTAGATCCTGTAATCGTAGTAAAATTATCCATTAAAAGTATATCACCAGGAACTAATCCATGTGCACTAGAATAAGTTATAGTTACTGTGGGTGATCCATTACTCGTGCTAAATGCATTTGTTAAAGTAGTGGTAGATTGAATGGGGTGTATGTCATAGAATACACCACCAGAAAAAGCGTATAATATTCTATTTGTTCCTATGATTGCATATTTTCTAGATAAACTATTGATAAAATGATGTAGACCTCGACCTGCTCCAGTTAATTCATTTTGTCCTGTTCCACCTAATTGATTCCAGCCACCTATTTTTTCAGGAGTACCATATCTAAATCTAACATTATCACAATCCACCCATTGACCCTCAGCACCTGTGGGTGTGATTTGTTTATTAATACCTGGCTGAAATCCTATCTTTTGTAACATGACCTTTGTATAACAGACTATTTATGGGCTGTAAATATTGATTAAATTATATATTATTTAAATGGATATCCTAAAAACCACGACACAAGTGAGTATCTTTTTCCACTAATTATAGGAGTTACTCTATGAAAAATATGACTTGGAAAAACTATAATGCTCCCTTGTTCATCATTAAATTCTTTAGGATTTACAATTACTTCTGTTTTTTCCCTCTGAATTTTTAATTCTAACTGACCCCCTTTATACTTTTTTGGATCATATAAATTTATACAACAAGAAAGTTTTCTTATTTTATTATTGAAATTTACATCATCACATTTATAGGGTTCATCAAAATAATCTTGGTGCCAATCATAAAACTCACCTTTTTTGTAAGATGTAAATTGAACATCTTCTACCCAATCTATTTCAAAGTTCCAATTTGCTTTTTTATTTGCTTCCGTAACAAATGGAGTTATTAGATTATATAAATTTTTATCTCTAATTAAATTTACACTAGAATTTCTAGTTTTTTTAACTTCAGCTGTTTTACCTACTTTTGCTTTTTGTTTTTTTCTATTATATTTTTTTATAATATTACTGCATGTTTTTTTGGTAAGAGCGTTTTGAAAATTATAATAAAAAAATTTTCCGTACATATGTTTAATTTATTAAATTTATCCAACCTGTGATTATCATTTTTTGTTTGTTAAAATCAACAATGCCATTATGAATAAATGTCCAATCTGCAGGCCAAATAATTGTTTCTCCTTTAACAGCTGGACAAGTATAATTTTGATATTTAAAATGAGTTCCTCCATTTATATTATCAGTTAAATAAGTCATAAAAACTAAAACTCTAGAACTAGTATGTAAATTAGCTTTTTCACAATGTGGTTTAAAAAAACCTTCTGATTTTTGATATAGTTGAATATTGATTCCTTCTGAAACTGCTAAATTTAATTCAAATGTTTCTGGATATTTAAAATGATAATTTTGTACAACTCTTTTTAAATCTTTCATATATTTTGGTATACTCTTTTCAAAGTCTCCAGGTAAAATAGTTACGTCTGTTGATTTTTTAACGTTTTCATTAATTACAGAATTTCCTATTTTTCCAATAACCTTATGCTTTTTATTTTTTTTAAAAAATTTAATGACCTCTGTCACAGCTTCTTTACTTATTTTTTCTTTATGAATAAATATAGGTGTCTTCATATTTTTTTAATATTTTTATATAAGGTTTAGGAATCCATCTATCGTATTCAAATGATTTTAAATCAATCGATTGTGTTCTAATAATTGTTTGTTTAGTGCTTTCATCTACTTGTTTTAAATTAGTATAAAAATGTTTTTCATAAAAAGGTATATTTAAAAATTTATATATGTCTTTAATTACCTTACTATAATTTTTACATAAATTTTTATACTCTATTACCAATAAATTTTTTGAATCTGTTTGTTTTAAATTCTTATAGGCTAAAAGACTTTTTCCAATTGGTCCAATTTCTTCATGTAAAAGATAATCTATAAAACTTATTGGTGAGTCAGGTTTAACAATTCTACAGTAAGATGCTACTATTTCTTTTAAAGGTCTTTTTAGTATAATAAATTTAGATAGCATATTTATTTCTTTTAATAAATCATAATTAGCAGGAGTTCCCCATGGACCTCTTTCAATAATATATTTTTCTTTTCTTTCTTTATAATAATTAGGTAATACATTTTTAAGAACATTAAGTAATGAATTATAATTTTTTTGTTCATTGTATAGAGCTTCATTCTTTAAATTATATGTTCTCCAAAGTATATCTGGAACTAAACTATTTGGCGTAACGTGCAAATCAGGATTTTGATTTAAAATAGATGTAAGCAAAGTATTACCACATCTAAACATACCTGTTAAATAAAAAAATTTTTTATCCATGTTTTAATTTTATAAATGAATCTCGAAAACCTATACTACCTTCGGGCAACAAGTTAAATGCAATAGAGTATCTGTCATTATTTGATTTTTTTACTCTATGATATAAATAATGTGGAAAGAATATTAAAGAGTTTTCGTTTGGTTTTATTTCAAAAACTTTAGAATTATAAACATTATATTCTGTTGCTTCAGTAAAAAAAGAATGCTGTTGATTATGGTTAGCAAACTCTATTGGGCTATTATCTACCCCAGGATAGTAGACGCCACTATACCAACAATTATAATGAGGATGATATTCACTTTCACTTCCAGATAATGTTTTAGATATCCAACTAGTTGTAATTTTAAAATTAACTTTTTTATAATGTAAAACATTATCTTTAAAATAATTAAAGTGATCCATAATATTTTTTTTTAAAAATTTACTTTTATTTAAAACAAAAAAATTTTCAGAAATATCTGAACTATTTTTTATATTGTTAGAGTGCTTTATGTATTTTTGTTTTTTTATTAATTTAAAAATTTTATCTTTTTCTTTCATAGGAACATTTATATTAGTTGAGTACACAACACTACTAAATAAAGGATAAATACTAGCTGTATATTCTTTACTCATTCTTATCTACTTTAATATTAAATGCAATAGTTATTCTAGGTTTATCACTTTTAATCTCTGGTACACTATGTTCTAATAAAGCTGGAAAAATTATTACATCATCCTCTTTAGTTGTATATTTAAAATACCTACACAAATAAGAATTCATAGCATTAGAATTATCAAATTTTTTTAAAGCTCCAGGTATTATTTTATTAATATAACTTGCATGAGGTAAAGTATTCTCAAACAAAGTTGAATCGTTACACTTGTCATCAAATTTAATGTAATGAACACCACTAAAATCGCAATCAATGTGTAAGTGTCTTCTCATTCTTTGGCTTTGAGTCATGCAAGTATAATTAACAATAGAACAAGAAAATTTTACATTTCCATTTAAATTTAATTGTTTAATATATTTTTTAGTATGTTTTATATAAACAGAACCTAAAGAGGAATAATCAGGAACATCATATTCTGTGTTATTATCATCACACAAGGAATGGTGTATATTACTTGATTCTAAGATTGAATTATCCCAATTATTTCTAGTTTTAGATTTATCGTAGTTTTTTAAAACTGTTTTTATAATAGAGTTTCTATTATATTTTTCTTTTTTTAAAGATGCTCTATATATTGGAAAACCAAATAATTGGTGTATTTTATTTTTCATAATTTAACTGTATCTTCCTTACTTCCTAACTCACCTTTTACAAAAATATTAAAAGCTAAGCAATATCTTTTTTCATCATTACAACATTTTTCAGTAGAGTGATAAGTGTTTGACGGAAACAAAACAATTAAACCCTCTTCAACAGCTATAGTCCATTGATTACAGTTTCCT